CAGGTGATTATGAAAACGCCCTAGCGTGTGCGGAAGCCATGAAAAACTTTCATTTTTACGACATGATTTTTGGCCATGGGTACCCAGAAGTTTCTTTCTTTGCTGAAATTGACGGGGTGAAACTAAAGGCACGTCCTGATTGGGTGCAAGAATCAACGGGGCGAATGTTTGATCTAAAGACAACGACCGACGCAAGCCCTGAAGCCTTCACTAAATCTGTTGGCAAATATGGTTACCATGTGCAGGCGTGTCTTGCAATAAGACTTTACGAAGCTTGTTATGGCAAGCCTTGCGATGATTACCTTTGGGTAGTGATTGAAAAAGAACCCCCTTATGCAATCACACTCAACAAAATGAGTCCAGAGATGCGTCTAAATGGCAACCTTAAACTCAACTTAGCGATAGAAAAATATCAGAAATGTTTAGAGACGGGCATTTTTGAGGCGTACTCGCCAAGTATTAACGTCTTAGAGTTAAATCCGTGGAACTTATAGAAAGGTTGAATTATGACATTACCCACATCGGCCGAATTATTGGCACGAGGACAAAAGCAAGAGCCTATCCAGCAGGCGATTGTGAAAGCAGAAGAGCCGAACTTAAAAGTTCAGTTCAAAAAAGCCGATCACCCTATTATAAAAGCTAATCTGTTTGGTCAAATGATTGAAAGCCAAGCGGATTCTCTTAAAAAAATCATGCCTAAACACATGACGATTGAACGGTTAAAAGAAATCACCGTGCTTCAACTAAAGCAAACACCAGCCTTGCTAAAGTGCGACTCTACATCACTCATGCAAGCCGTGTATCAGGCAGGAGCCTTGGGGCTTGAGCCTTACAGTGCTATGGGGGAACTTTATATTTTACCTTATAACACAACCGCTCAAGTCATTATCGGCTACAAAGGCTTGCGAAAGCTTGTGATGAATAGCGGTGAGGTGGCTTCTATAAACGCCCACGCCGTTTATGAGGAAGAAATTAAGCAAGGACGCTTTGAGTATTCGCAAGGCATCGAAACCATGCTTAAGCATTCGCCCCTCCTAAGTGGTGACAAGGGGGCTTTTGTGGGGGCTTACGCCGTCGCTAAGTTCAAGAATCCCGATATTGACCCAGTGGTTGAGTATATGAGCAAGGAAGATATTGAACACGTCAAGAAAAGCTCTAAAAGTGCAGGGGGTGCCGATTCTCCTTGGCAGAAACATTATGCTGAAATGGCACGAAAAACCGTCATCCGTCGCATTGTTAAGCAACTGCCCTTGAGCGTAATTCCTGACACATTGCGTAAGGCTCAAGAAATCGACAACGCACAGCATGAAAACCGTCCGTATCACTTGGATATTGAGACAGGAGAGCTGGCTTATGATGCCTCACACCCTAGCCAAGCCGAACTCGATTTTTATGTTGAAGCAGACGCTTAATTTAAGTTACACAGTAATCAAAAGCGGGTGTTCGCATCCGCTTTTTAGGAGAAAAGAAACACCATGAACACCATGAACACCACGACACCCACAAGCCCACGAGAGCGACAACTGGAAAGCTTGCTTGCCATTGCCTCCACAATCGCCCACGCCAAGCGAGAGCTTGCCAAGATGAAGGCGGACATCAAAGAACAGCAGTACATCATTAAACGTCTTGAGGACGACCACAGGGAGCAATTAGACAAGATTGAAAGCGGACAGTTGACGCTAGGTTTAACTTAGAAAGGTTAAAGTATGGCAAACAAAAACAGTCCGTACATGCCGTTTTTCTACGAAGACTTTTTTAACGCTACGTTGCATCTTAGCGACAGCAAAGCTTTGCTTTACTTAAAGATGATCACTTGGCAGTTCCGAAGTAAAGAACCTTTTAAGAACGAAGTACATGCTCGAAAAGCATTAGGGCTTCCACCTTATAAAGATAAAATTATTTTAGAACTTTTTAGTAACTTTTTTATAAAAACTGATAAAGGTTTTATACAAAAAAGAACATTTGAGGTCATCGACTTTGTGGACTCAAAGTCAACTATAGCAAGGGAAAACGCTAACAAGCGTTGGAAAAAAAATAATGCGGACGCATTGCTAGAAAAGAAAGTAAAAGAAATAAATACCCCCAACCCCCTTTTAGGGGGCTTTCCTCGAAAAAATGGTTTAAATGAGGAAGAAAAAAGCGTTTGCGACCAAGGATTTAAAGCTTTTTGGGATGTTTATCCGCTTAAAATTAGCAAGGCACAAGCGATTGAAAAATACGCCAAAGCCCTAGCATTTACCGATGACAAAACGATTTTGGAAGGTGCGAAAAAGTACGCCGTTTGGTGCGAAAAGCAGGCAGAACAGGCGAAAAAGCAGAAGAAACCTGCTACGACACCGCTCAAGGCGTCGTCTTGGCTTTTTCATAAACGCTGGGAAGACGAGCTGGAGCCTAGCAAAACCGTCCCCAAAACGCACCTAGAAACCATTTTAGAGGCTAAAATGGTGAAGGACATCACAACAGGCAAGACCTACAAGCCCAGTGATGCCAAGCATGAAAGGCGGTTTGATAGTGATGAGTTGATGTTCCCTTGTGGGGAGCGAGTTGATGTAAAATTTTTAAGAAAGGTTGAAGGATGAAACCCAACAAACAAGAGGTGCTAGCGTGTCTCCATGCGTTCCTCGCCTCTAATAAATGGACGGCAATAGGCAGGAAAAAGGTGGTCGTCTACAAGGCATTTTTCTACGATATAGAGCAGAAAGTCACCTTGCCCCCAATGGACAGCAAAGCGATTGACAGCAAGGCGGAAAGTCAGATGCAGATCGCCATTGTCAAGCTGGCGGACTTGTACAACATGACGTTTCTGCGGTTTGTGGATGAGTTGAAACGATTCAAGAAAGGCAGTGACGCATGACCTACGAATTATTTTTAACAGACACGCCACACGCTAAAGGTAACGGGTTTTGGACGCAAAGTTTGGAACCATTTGAATTAGTGGAAAGCGAGTACAAAGGCTTCCAAGGAATAGGGCAAAGCGGAGAGGAACGGTTCGCATTCGCTGAACATTACCAAGCCCACCACGCCATAGAAACCCTCAATAGCCAGCTAGAAGCGTACCGAAGCAAACAGTTAAGCTTGATCATTAAGGAAAAAACGCGATGAAGATTAAAATCAGAGAAATGGCACTCACACGCAAAGGCTGGAGCCTTTACAAGCTGGCAGAAGAGCTAGGCATCAACAAGCCGACCGTGTACGGCTGGCAAAAGGGACACGCCCAGCCAAACACTAGAAACATGGATAAGCTTTGCAGTGTACTTGATTGCACAATGGACGATCTGTTTGAAGCGGAGCCAGTGGAGGTGCGGGCATGCACCCAAATCAACTAACTAAAAAAGAGATGCAAATCCTTAAAATGATTGGCGTGGGCAAAACACCGCATGAAATTGCAAACAAGCTCACAATCACACACACGACGGTTAGATGCCACTTAACGACAATCTACCAAAAACTAGGCGTTCACGACCGCACGAATGCCTGTTTGTATGCGTTAAAAAGCGGAATTGTATCACTAGACGACTTGGAGCCACTAGAATTATGGTTTTAGACCTCAAAGACCCCCAAATCCGCCAAGACATCAAGGAGATCGTGATTGAAGCCCTTGAGGAGCGAGAGACTAAACGCCTAAATCAACGCCTTAAAGAGAACTTGGCAAGCTTTGAGACATGCAAAGCGTCGATTTTTTACCTAGATGAGCCAATAAAGAAAGGGAAAGAATGATGACAACCGAAATGATCCAAGTAGATTTTGATACAGCACTAGAACGTAAGCTTAAACCTTGTAAAGGCGCTTTAGATAGAAGCCTAGCATTGGCTTTAGGTGTGAAGGGAAGTGGTGCTTATTGGTCAAGGAAGCGCTCGGGGGGCGCCGAACTTCCCGAGTATATCGCAGCTAATTATTTGACACCTTATATTTCAGAAGAACAAAGGTTAAAGCTACTGGAGACGGTAGTTTACACCGATAAAGACGGTGAAGTTTTAGAGGGTGTATCTGCAAATTTATTAGTTGAAATATGTGATATTTGGCAAAAAGCTGATAAAAAAGGCGCTTTAGATAGAATGCCTAATGCTAAAAAAGCAGCACATAATGCCTACATTATTTTTAAGGGTGTCGCTCATGAAAGAAAGGAAACGAATGATGACTAACTTAATGCACCAGCTCCAAGCGTGGGCGGATGATGGGCGGTATGATTGGGAGAATGGTACGTTTAATTCAGAAGGGATTGAAGAGTTCTTTGAGCCTAAAATGCTCGACCCTTTTTCTATTGACATTACTTGGGGCTTTACTACAAAACTCGTCCTCGACGGCACAATCCAAGTGTGGCGACCTGTGAAGCATTACAAGCCTACAGGGCAAGTTCTGTGCCTCACAGCATCGAAAGCTAAGCCCTATTTTGTGGCTAGACCATATCAAGCCCCTGATAGTGGACAGTGGGTATTTGATAGCGTTGAGTTGCAAAGAGTCGTTTCTTTTACCCACTGGCAACCCTTGCCACAACCACCGCAGGAGGTGAAATAATGCAAGAAATAATTACCGAAATACTGGAAAGTCACGGCTTTCCTACGAAGAACGTAAAGGAACTTGTGGCAAATCTTGAGAAGTGGGAACTTGACAACCTAATAGCTCTCACAGTCATCACAAGCGACACAGAGATTAGAGGGTATTCTATAGGCAATCTCTTTGACTCATTAGGCGAAGTACCCCCTATATTTGGTCAAGCGTGGCGTTACTGCTCACTAGGCTCCGAGCTGGTGGCACGCTTGAAAGGCGGTGAAGGGTGAGACGCAGAAATGATTATGTCAAATGCTTGGCTAAAGTGTTAGAACTAGGCGTTTTAATGAATACCCCTATTAAAGAATGGGAAGCTAAAAAGAAAAAACGAAAAGATCCCTCCATCCCTATTTTTGTTCCTATTGGGATTCGTGGGTACAATCTATTAAATATCAAGCACATTAAATACCTAACATCCACCAAGACGCTAATATGCACATTTGACGGAGACTCCTTTGAAGAAAAAATACCATTTGAAGAAGCCCTTGAAATACTAAAGAAAGGCGGTGAGTGATGAATAAAGCACGACGATTTTTAGGACTATTTTCTACTTCTGTACTCTTGGCTTGTGTGGGAAGTGAGTTTGGACGATGGTCTGCTTGTCTTCTGACAACCAAGCCGTTTTTATGGGTGCTTGTTGGTTTGGGAATATGGATGATGTGGGGAATGTTTATGAGTGACAAGAAAGGCGGTGAGTGATGATTACAGTAAATGCTCAAGTTTCCGATGGTGCTGGTAATGTGTATCAGTTAAATGAAAACATTCCTGAACACCGTGCATATATTCAGTGTTGCATGAGAGAGGAAGCTCTTCGTAAAACATATGAAATTTTAAAAAAGGATACTCGCCCGTGGGAGAAAAACTATGAACTGGAGCGTATCGGCAGAGAACTAAGGGACTGTCATGCCGAATCAAGAAAAGCACTTGGTGAATGTTTTGATGAGTACAAGGAAACCTAATACCCCCACGTCCGCAGATCGTGACAATTTGTCACGGACTCGCCTAAGGATTTACCATGTACCACTTAACTTTCGTGCGAATCCAATCGCCCACCTCGTGAGGCTTGAGCTGTGGCTCCCACGGTATGCTGTTGATGTCAATCTTGCCAGCAGAATCCGTCCCCTTGTGCTTCAAGCCAAACTCATAGTGCGTGTAAACGGTATCCTCATTTATGGGGATGCCGTTTTCTTTGCAGAATTGAGCCACGAACTTAAGACACGCCTCAAGGCTTTTCTGTGTAAACGTACCGCCCTTGTACCCTTTGAAGGCTCCACACACGGCGACACCCAACGTCCAACTATTCCCTCCGCCACAATGTTGAGCGTAAGAAAAGTTATTGCCGACTTGCCGAGCGTTGGCTTCAGGGGGAAATTGCCCCTTCACACAATCGCCGTCATCCTCAAAGATGAAGTGATAATGCTTGCGATCAATGGCGTTGGCTTTGAGTCCGCCCGCCGTCCAGTGAATACACACACGTTTGAGTTTAGCGTTCATTGAGGTGTCCTTTCATACTGGTGAACCGTGTTGCCTTCGACCCAATAGCGAGGGCGTGGGGTGCGTTGAACGACTCGATTTTCTCGAGGGGTTGCCTGTGCTGGCATCAAACCACCAATGAAAAACAAGGTGATTGAGATACCAAACATAATAAGGCAGGGTGTAAAGTTCATAACATCCTCCTAAAGAAAAGGGGGCTAGGTCAAACCCCCTAGGTTTCTCTACATGCTAAAACTAAAAGAGTTCCTGAAAGCCTTTGACGAAATGAGGCAAGGCTTTTAAAATCCTATCCAAGCCGAAATGTTTCTCGAGCGGGTCGGGGATGATCTGTGAGACGGCTTGAGTGACTTCTTCGACATCTATCTTGCCGTCGTCGTTTTTATCGGCAAAGGGGCGAATCTGCGTGGCAAGCCAAGCAATCAAACGAACACGCTTAGACGTATCAATCCCCTTCTTAATCAAATCAATAAAAGACATAATCTACTCCTTCTTTTGCTCTGGGATTAAATGTTGTTTTAATTCCCCGGTATTGTTTATTTTGAAACCTTCGTGCAAGCCCCTTAAAAATCCAACCTGTTGCATTACTTCTGCAAATTGTGCCTGCATGTTTTTATACTCCAGATCATGGGACTTTTTACACTCTTTGATTTCTCCATGAAGACGTTGGTTTTCAGCTTCACAGTCTTTTTGTTGCTTCTCGAAACGTTTTAGCCACTCTTTTTCACGTTCTGCTGAAGTAGATTCACGTTCAGTGGCCTTAGCCTCCGAACGATCAAGCCACTGCTTAAAGTAAGTGGCCAACCAAACCAAGCAAATAACCACAATGACCAAACCTGCGACAGGTGAAGTTAAAACTTGTAAGTTAAGTAAATCCATTAGCTCATGGCCTCTTGTGCGAGAATGTCCGCCCCTACATCGCAAGGCGTCCCCGCTTGGGTCGTGATCGCTAAAGTCAAAATGTCGGATCTATCCCCCTTCAAGTTGTTGAAGAGCTGAAAGAGGAAAGCCAAATCAATATCTTGTAAGCCTGAACCACCTGCGGGCAAAGTGAACTTAAACACCTTCTCTCCACCAGTCATGGCTGTAGCCGCCACGTCCCTTTCGGCAAACGAAAAAGCAGAACCGACCGAGGTTAATGGCGTCCAAGATGCCCCTGTCAACACAATCGGCGAAGTGGGTGTACTTAAATAAAGCTCACATTGAGCCAGTGCGGAAGCTGAAATCATCATGCGACGAGGTAAAATTTGCCCTCTGTTGATGATCCCAATCGTGTAGTTTTGACCCGCCACTGGAGCCACCGCCAAAGGCCCTTTCGTCACAACATCCTCAAGGGTTAAAACCCCTGTCGTGTTACTCACGACACGAGCGGTATACATCACCCCGGCCACCACATAAGACACAAACTTACCGAGCCACTGGTTGACCGTCCACGGTGTACCCGTCGCCGTTAAGCTGGTGGTCGTCCCTGCGGTAATCGCTGAACTGGCTTGCGTGTATTCAATCGTCCCCATGTTTCTCATACGTAGGGACATAACAGGAAAGCGGGTTGTTGCTGCGGCGACCGTTCGACGAGGGCTACCTAACGCCATACCGTAAGCATAAGTGAAGCCTCTTTGATCATCAATACCACCGTCCACCGCCACCATGACGCCGTAGTGTGTCATTGAGTTTGTTGTAGCAACAGCTCCCAAGTTACGTTGCTCATAACGTACTGGTAAGTTACCTGTCCGCGACCACGCTTGTGTCGCCCCTACGCCCGAAGCATCAAAACTATTGCCTTGACCAAACTCGTGCAAGATAATCGGTTCACCCTTAAGCATAATACCCCAACGAATCGCCCCCGCCCCATACCACGCATACTCAATCCAAACCATTTGAATGCGTTCCCAGCGAATCCCTTCAATGATTCTACGGTCACCATTCCATTCCGTTATAGGTATTCTTCTGTCCGTAGGCAAGCCTTTGCCATCACTACGAATGACGACAAACATCCCATAAGGGTTGGTTGTCGTGGGGTTGCCCTGCTCAAAAAATACACCGTTAGAATCATCAAGAAACCCGACACGTTGCACTTGGTTAGCTTGTGCGGTTCCAAAGTTTACAGCAGTTGCCATTGCCATGGTTTTGCCGGGCTGGTAACGATGATAAGGGCGGGACTGGCGAATCGTAATGTCCCCATTCGCCGTGGTTAAGTTTAAGTTGACGCCTCCTAATTTAGAGTTATGGGTAATTGTCCCACCTCCCGCAGTAAACTCTTCCCAGCGCAATGGTTGTTTGCCATACTCAAAGTCAGCATCGTAAATGTTACGAATTTGTGTGACTTTCATGCGTCCTAAAGCATCTCTTAGGCGTCTTGGCAATACTTCTTTTTCATTTACTTCGGCATTATAAATCGTCATTGTGGCGGATCTCCTATAAGGGGTAAACTAAATCAAACCATTTTCTCGCAAGGGAAACATCGACTTTAGGCATAAAAAACAGTTGCTCTAAAGGGGTCGTTGCCTTGTAAGGCACACCGTCCGCAATGGCATTTAAGGCAAAGGATACCTTGTCTTGGTAGTGGCTTTTCTTGGTGTCTGAAAGGGCGTTGAACTCCGCCTCAATCTGATCGTGAACGGCTTGACTGGCTTCAATGCGAGCGAGCTTTGCCGTAAACTCGTCTAGTAAATCTTCATCGAAAACGAGCGTGTCGCCGTCTCGTTTGATTCCGCCGAGTTTCGCTTTTGTAAAACCCGTTTCTTTGATAAAGGCTTTTAAACTTGCCCCCTCATATAAAACATCTGCTAACGGGCGCTTATCTAAAACGCCCCACTTCTGCAAGTTATTGTAAGTGTTGTAAATGAAAAATGGCATGGCTACCTCCTTCTGGATATGTTTAAAGTACCACTTGGGGCGTTTATGACTTAAACCCAAACGCCCCACGTCATAAACTAAAAGCATCCCAGTAAATAAAGGATGCTTTTATGGCACAGGATGATCTCGTCAGACTACATTCACTTGATTTTCAAGCAACAAAGACAATCGTATCGGAGCAAGTCAACGCAGAACTTGACCAGTTGATTTCAACAAGCAACAATAAAGCGAGCCGTGTAATCAATGAGACCATTCAATCATCTTGGGCGTTTCAAAAAGGGATTAACGTAGCATCTAGCTCCCCCACCTCCTCCGCTGGTTCGTTTTGGTACGATCCACTTGCCAATAACTTTAAAGCCATCGTCGGTTCAAGCACCTACACCTTTACTGATGTCAACAGCTTTATAGATGTCAATACTTATGGCACAGATGCCACGGCGTTTGTGAACGCCTTAACCGCAAATACGGACAAAATCATTCTTGTGCCAAACGGAACGTATAACCTAGCCCCCACGCTTGCACAAGTCCCCACGCTCCTTGGGGGGATTTCTCGCTTGCTTGCGTTAGGCGTTGTAAATATAACCTTGCCAGTGGGAAATGTGGCTTTATCAAGCGTGATCCCCATTGCGAACGCTTACCCCTCTAATATAGGGATTACAGGAGCCACGCCGATTGCGTTAAGTGGTGTTACGTGGCAAGCCACCAGTGGCAGTACAAAAAACTACAGTATTGTATTAAACGTGCCATCTACGACAGGACTGGCTGTAGGGCAACTCGCACGAGTAACCCCCACAGCAGGAACAGGGAGCTATCTCACCCTGCAAGGGGCTTGGTTGATTACCAATGTGGACACAGTTAATAGTCGTATTACGATTAGACACACCTTAACAGCAGGAAGCTTCCCCGCGTTCACCTTGGCTAACGCAACGATTTCGGTCAATACCAGCACGCTCACCTTTGCAGGCAGTTCGGGATTTTTGTTTAGTGTTGACGCTCCCCTTAAAGCGTTTTATCAAATTTCAATTGTGGGGGATTATAATCTTGCTAGTGCAACAGGCACAAGTAACACCTATGGCATTTATTCAACCGATACCGCAAATCTTACACTAGGAACAGCGGGACAAGCAGATTGCAGAATCAACATTCAAGGCTTTGGCGAGCATGGGCTTTATATGAAAGGGACTTCCGCAGGCACCATAGGCGGAGTCCACTCTACAGGCAACCGTCAATCTGGCGTTTATTCAGAAGGCGCAACGTTGACGGGTTCAAACATTGTCAGTGCTGGGAATGGATTAGATGCGACCGTTTTAACACAGGGAGGCGTAGACGCTTTAGCGAGTAGAGCCAACACTTTAGAGGGTAGAGCCACTGATTTAGAAGCGGTCGTTAACGGATACCTGAACGCCCCTGTTCCCACCTACGATTCAGCTCAACCCAAGCGAGTCAACTTCAATGGAGCCTTAACCGCAAGGACTCAAGACAACACGGCGAATATCGTCCTAAGTTCAGCCAGCCGAAACCTTGACCTTGCCACGAACGGAGCCAACGGACTAGCCGACGGCTTAACGGTTGCAAACAACACATGGTACTACGTTTACGCCTATTCGGGTGGTTACGTCGCTTCTACGACAAACGGAGCCAGCACCTTGACGATTGGTACAGTGGTTCAAAAGGTTGTGCAGTTACCTTTGACCTTGAGAACCGACGGTTCTGCAAACATTCTGCCGTTTTATATGGTTTCTTGGGCGGGACGTAGTTCACATACACGTTATTCAACGCAATTAAATGGGGCTACAGCAGGTTTAACTAGCAGTCCGACTTTAATCGGTTTAGTTTCAAGCGGTACTTATTCTGCGTTTTCACTTGCTTCTTTTGTCCCGCCACCGTCAAGAGTAGCCACGTTATTTGCCTATTCAAGAGGTGGCGGTGCTGGTCTTCTCCGAACAACAGGGACTACAAACGAATACATCTACGATTTAGGTGGGGCAGTACTGTCAAGAGAATTAACTGTCCTCACTAATAGCAGTCAAAGTATTGATGCACGAGTCACAATCAATGGGTTTGACCTAGCCGTTACAGGCTACACAATCAACTTATAAGGATTACATTATGCCGTTTTACGCATTCACTAATTTCAATGAAGAAAACGCCACCTACACAGGCTTTCGCATGGTGGAAGCAGACTGGGAACTAGGCGAAAACGAAACGCTGGTTGAAGCGGATTCCCTCGACGGTTACAGTGAAGCAATACCCACTTTACCCAAGACACCTCTTCAAAAACTTCAAGAACTTACGGCTTTAATCGCCTCATTAGACTATGAGACGCAAGCGGATTTATCGGCATACACACCGCAGATTGCAACAGTTCTTTCAGCTGGGCAGGTTGAAGTCGCAAAAATCCTTGTTAACCGTATTTCAACGGATAACAAGCCACAACTTGAAGCTTTAAAAAACGCCGTCATAGCGATATTGGAGTCTTAAATGGAACTCATTAGCAACGCCCCTACCACGCAAGATTTAAACCTCACAGAAGACCAAACAAAAGAATTGGTGTCTTATATTGCGATGCAGTGGGACAAGGGCCAAAAGGAAAGAGAACCCTATAAAGAAAAATGGGACTTGGCAAAAGACGCCTACGAAGCCAAAGTGAAAGATGAAGAAAACCGCCGTAAGGTCTTTCGCTCCTCCGTTGCCTTGCCTTGGACTTACACCGCCATTGAATCGTGGAAGTCTTTCTTAATCTCTCAAATGTGGGCGTATGACATCGAACGTTTTAATCTAAAGCCCGTGGCGGACGACGACACCAAAGGGTGCGACGTGATGCAGACCTTCCTTAATGTCAAGGTGGAAGAGGCTCAAATCTATTTTGCCCTAACCCAAGCCATCCACGATCTTAGTTTTGGGCATTGCGTCCTAAAAGTGTCATGGCTGAAAGATGAAAGCACAAATAACGTCCATTATGAAAATATCAGCATGGAAGATTTCATGTTTTACCCGATTGTGGGCGATGTGAACAAAAGCACACGCATCCAACGCTTATGGATGTTTTACGAAGACTTAATTGCCACGCACGAACAACTAGGGGAAGACAGCCCTTACATCAACCTTGACAAACTAGAACCTAAAGACAATGACAGCCAAGCCACGCCGATTGACTGGTCAAGCAAGGATTGCCACAAGCATCGTGAGGGCATCGAGATTAAAGAGGCTTGGATTCACCATGTACGCCTTAAGGCAGACGGCGGAAAGACCCTTAGAAACATCGTCGCCACCGTCGCAAAAGGGAAGCATCTTATCCGAATCGGTGCCAACACCTACCCACAAGGTAAAGCCCCTTTTATTCAAACGTGCCTCATCCAAGACGGACACAATAACCTTGGCTGGGGCTTAACGTCTATGGCTCAAAAGGTGCAGTCCACCGCCAACGAGCTAATCAGTATGAGGCTTGATAACGTCAAAAAGACGCAGAACGCCATGTTTAAGTATGTGGAAGATCAAATCTTTGACGCCAACAAGTTCATTTCGAGACCGGGGGCGTTGATTGAAGTGGGAACACTCGACAACCTCCAACCCATTGACTCTAATCCCCAAGTCTTGCAAAACTTGATTCAAGAAGTGGAAAGCCTCAAAAACGAATTTGAAGAAGCCACCATGCCTAGAAGCATCCGAGGGCAACTTGACCAAATCCAACGCACGGCGACAGAATCAAACAACCTTCAACAAAACGCCTCCACCAGCATCACTCAACACGCCAAGCGGATTAACGAAAAGATTTTAAAGCCCTTGATTGAGTGGACGTATCTTTTAACGACCACACGACTTGAAGAAGACCCCGAGCTAAAGCTTCAAATGGCACGCATCACACAAAACACCCGAGTCCCCACAAGGGATGAGCAGGGCAATCCTGTTATGGATCCAAACAATCCTAAAGAAGTGCTGATGTACGAGAAAAAGGACGAAGAGCTAATCGCCGAACTTCCCAAGTTTTTACCCTTGTCTGAACTCGATGTTAAAATAATCGGCTATGAAAACCAACAACAACGAGACAAAAAAGCGTTTGCGTTCCAAAACTTCATGCCTTTATTCTTGCAATCTCCAGCGTCTAAATATGCCAACATCGACAATATGGCAGAAGAAAGCTTGGTTGCTATGGGGCTAGACCCTAAGACCTTGCTTGTGGACGACGAGAAACGCCGACAAGCCGACCAAGCCGAGCAGGCGACCGCCCAAGCCCAGCAGGACGCACAGAATCAAATCGCTATGTTGAACATCGACATTCAGAAGAAGGCGTTAGAAATTCAGCAGATGCAAGTTCAGATGAAAAATCAAACAGACACCCAAAAAATACAGAATGATTTTGCCGTGAACTTGTTAAAGATTGAGTTAGAAGAACAAAAGGCACAAGTGGACGTGAACCTTGAGCCACAACAAGCCCAATTACAAGGAATGATGACTAATGCCAACACCCCTCCAACAGCTCCAATTGACCAAGCGTGAAATTGAAAGACTCCTTGATTTAAAAGACCACCCCAGCTGGAAAAACTTCGAGTCTTTCCTTGAGAATAGAATCAAAGCGTCACTCCCTACTGGTAACGCCATTTGTAGCCAAGACCACGCCTTACAATTCGCCTCACAATCTTTGTACGCTAAAGCCTTGCGTGACGTGCTAGAAGACCTAAACGCCCTAGATGCTAAGTTAAATACTATCAATCAAGATATTGAAACGTTACAACAAATTTGATTTTAAGGAAGTTGCTAAATGAACCTTGAAAACGATAACGACCTCGACCTAGAAAGCGCCTTGATGGACATTTTAAGTGAACATAGAGAAAGCTCACAGGAAGAAGTTGTCCCCAGTGCAGACCAATCAGAAGAAACGCCAAGCAAAAGCACCGAACCCCCAAGCGACGATGCCAAGCCACCTGTTTCTGATGAACCTGTTGACCCCGATAAATTACTTGAAGAGTTGAGTTTAAACGACCCAGCAATTCGTGACTATCTACGTCAACAACAACAGCCTGCACAGCCCTATCCTCCCCAAGCTTACGCCCCACAAGCGTATACTCCCCCAGTTCCGCAGTATGCTCCACAGCCCCCAACGTCCCAAAGTGTTAATGAATGGGAAAACTTTGATTTTACGGATCCGAATGCGATTGCTCAACTTGCTAAAGCACAAGTCCAAGAAGCGGTTCAGCCCCTCCTTGAAAAAGTCCAACAGCAAGAAGCACTTATTCAGCAACAGGCTCTTCAAGCCCAAGCAGAAATACTTCAAGAAACCGTATTTTCTCACGTGGAGCAAATAAACCCCGACCTTGGCAAGTTGATTCGAGACACTAAGAGTCCTGAAGGCATAGCCCTTCAGAAATTAGGAGCCGAAGCCTACCTCACCGAGATCGAGAAGTACCCAAGACACCTTCACAATAACCCAGCGGTTATTCAGAATGTGACAAAAACCATGTTGAAAGACCCTATTGTCAAAGCTTTGACTGATGCGTTTACCGCAACACCCAAGCCAAAACAAGTGAGTCCAACACAAGGCTATGGCGGGACAGCTCCATCAAGTCAAACTAGCGAGTCAAGTCCCCACTTGGAACGCTACATGATTACAGGGAACTCGGACGATATGGCAAAACATATTCAGTTTTCACTACAACGAGGTAATTAACCATGATTGCAACCGCAACCCTTGAAGCCCTATTGAAACAGATGAACACCACCATTAAAAGGGTGGGAGACCGCAAAACGCCTTTCCTTATGCGTTATTTGGACGAGCCTGCCAAAGTAAAACAACAGCAATTTTACTGGGCAGATGAATCCTTACGTGGCTATAAAGATGAATTGGTAACCGCCATTGCATCCACAGGAACCACGTCCGTCGTCGTTAAATCAGGTACGACGTTTGGCAGAAAACGCTACATTACCGATGCTGAAGCAAAGACGCATATCCGTGTTCGAGTCAACGGTGTAGACGAGATTATGAAAGTAAACGCCTACTCTGAAGGCACGACGACCTCAACCTTGACCGTTGCCCGTGGCCAAAAAGGAACGTCGGCACTAGCGTCCATTCCTGCTGGGTCAGAAATCATCATTTTACCCGCAACCGCTGGAGACGGTGCGACGATTACAGGGGATCACGCCACTGTATCGTCCGAGTTTTGGAACTATGTTCAAGACTTCCACCGTGCTATCGGCTTGACGCATCGCCTTCAAAACATTGAAAGCGTAGACGATGAAGCAAGATTCGCCAAGCAACTTGCCAAAATGGGTGAAGAAGTGATGAAAGACGCTCAACACGCCTTTTTCCACGAACAACGTGCAACAGGCACGGAAAACGGAAACCCCATCACATGGTCAGGTGGTTTGAACTGGTGGGCAAACAACTTTTCTAACTCCTTAGATCAAGGTGGCAAAGCCCTTAGCTTCAATATCCTTGACGACATCATGGACAACATGATTAACAACGGTGTAGATGTTCAAAACATGGATTTAATCGTCCCTGTTTCTCAACAACGTGTGTTAAACAACATGAAAGAAGCTCGTGTTGTGGGTGGCGGTACGAATCAAGGCGACAAAACAATTACGAACTTTGTCAATCGTTATGAGTTTAGCGACAAAGGGGTTTTCAATATCCTCTTGTCAACAGACTTATCGAAAGATGAAATCTACATTGTTGACAAAAGTCGTGTGTCGGTTCGCCCTATGGGTAAAGGACTCCAGTATGAAGCGGTAGACCTTGCCAAAACAGGTAAAAACGACCGTAAATACTTGGAAGTTTCTTTAGGTTTTGAAGTCCGCAATGGTCGTGAGACCTTGTTCCACTTGAAAAACTTGGCGAACTAATCCACAAGGCACGGTGTAAAAAGCCGTGCCTCCCATTTTACCATGATTTAATTTAGGAGGGCATACCATGCCAGCATCACGTACCGTTCGAGACCCCGAACTTTTAGCCGTTGCCAACTTTTCAGGCATTACGGCGACGACCTTATTAAACTTTGTTGGAATCAATGGATCGGTTGAGCCATCCGTTGACTTAGGCAACATTGATATTAGCTCCATTATTTTAGAAAGCGAAGTGACGGCAATTTCAGGAACCACTCCCACGTTGAGGGTGTCCACTAAAACGTCTAATAAACAAGCTATTGACGTCAACTCCGCCAATGCGTTGCAAGGCGACGGCTCCACACAGTTCCAAACGCCAGCTAACCAAACCGCCGTAGGAACGGTACAAGTAGGCTTGGCTCCACAGGCTTCAACTGGAGCAACCGCTAGCAATATCGGTAAATACTTGGGATTGCTTGCCACTGTTGGGGGAACTACCCCTGTAATCAGTGGACAAGTTCGCTTGTACATCAAAGGCAAATAACCCTAGCCCCCTTTCCTCTAATAGCCTCCCTTCCCTACAGGGGGGAGGCTTCTTTTTAAAAGGTGACCTTATGGACTTTTTAACCCTTGTGAAAAAAGTGGGGAGCTTGACAGACGTAGAAACCAGCAGTCTTGTCACCCTCACGAACCCCAGCAGGCAAATCGACCGCCTTAAAACGCACGTCAATAATGCGTATAATTTCGTATGGCTTGCCTTATTCCCGAAGAATGAAGACGCCGAAAGCTCAACCACGGTTTCAACGGTTGCAAATCAAGACTACATCAACATACCCTTTCCACAGGTGAACATGGTTGCCAATGGCAACAACGCCCCTTATCGCATCTTGCCTTGGCTTGAGTTCGAGGTAAACTACAAGCGAAACGGCACGATTAACGAAACCCCAGTACTGTATGGCGAACCGAACGTTTGTAGCATTTATCAAAAACGACTTTACTTGTACCCCACGCCTGATAGTGCCTATTCGCTTACGGTACGTGGCAACCTAGATTTTACAGAGCTTTCCGCAGACAGCGACACCCCCCTATTGCAAGACCAGTTTCACATCGTGATTCAGATGTTCGCTATCGCAGAAGCCCTTAAATACCAAGGCGACCCCATGTTTCAGACCGCACAGGCGGACGCACAGACTATGCTAGGCGTGGTTAGAAAGAATATGCGAGGCCATCAAGGGATGCCCCCCTCGATTATGACAGAAGAAGACTACGAGCTTGCCAATTACAGGACTTTTTACTAATGCCTACAGCAACATACACCAATTTTGGCGGAGGCATTAACCGCAAAACGGTCGGTTCCTACTTGGTTCCCAAGGGTGAAGACGATTCCTTTATGTATGCTGAAAACATCAATAATATGAGAGTGGACTTAGGAAGCATTACCAAAGTCAACGGCTTTACGGCAGTCGCCAACCCTACCGCTGAAGCAAATGCAGGGCAGGGAATTTTTAGTTTTAAGGGCGAGTTAATTTCATGCTTCAACGGCAAAATTTACAAGGGCATCACCACGCCGACCCAAGTCAAAACAGGGGCCAGCACGACCGCCAAATGGACGGCAAGCAAGTTTAAAGACTTCCTTATTATGTGTAATGGTGTAGACAAGCCTGTAACATGGAACGGCACAACCGCAAGCGACATCACCATTATTGAAAACTCTACCCCTATATGGAATGACGCACGCCCTAAAGGATCCGCCGTATTCAGAAACCGCATCTTTTATTGGGGCGACCCAGCCAACCCCGACACAATCTATACCCCACAACCTGAAACAATCGGCAACTTTGACAACACAAACAGCACCGTCGACTTTTTCGATGTAATGCCGGGCTACGGCGGAGCCATTAAAGCCGTTGTTCCTTTTGCGGATGATATGCTTGTTATTTATAAAGAAAGTTGTATTTACTACCTATCAGGGAACGCCCCTTTTGGCTCCACAGGGGGAGAACCTTTTGCAATCAAACCTATTTCAGATGATGTGGGATGTGTAATAGACGGCGGTGTGGTGAAACTCAAAAACGAGCATTACTTCTTTTCAGAAGAAGGCTTGCGTAAATTGACCGTAACGCAGAATTACGGCAAAGTCGCCGTTGAACAACCCAACTATGTGATTCAAGACATCATCAACACGGTGAACTTCAACAACCAAACCGCCTTAGATAAAGCGACCTTAGTGTACGTTCCCAAAGACAACAACATCATCATTGGATTACCCACAGGCGCAAGCACTGAAAACAACCTTGTTTTGACCTACGACATCACCACAGGAGCAAACGCAAGACGTTCAGGGTGGAAACCCACGGCGATGTGTATTCATAAGCGTGACTTGTACCACACCGACGTACTAGGGAACATCTATCAGCATACAGATACCGTGTTTAATAACAACGGCACGGCTTACAACGCCGAGTTTGAGTCTAAATGGATTGCACACGAAGGCTTGATGACGCTTAAGCGGTACAAGCAAGTTTTTATAGGCGTTGATCCCGGGTTTCAAGCTACATTGAATGTGCGTTGGTATGTATTAACCGACGCCCAACCCACAGCCACGCTGGAGTCTATCGTTTTAAACGGCGGGGCGTTATGGGATTCTGCGCAGTGGGATGTGGCAACATGGAACGACGGAGGCAATAGCCTAACGCCTATTGTCAACCTAGGTAAAGGTAAGGCGATTAAAATCATTCTATCGTGCAACAATGCCAACGAACCTATCGTGATTCGTTCGATTGATATTGAATACGAGCTACTAAGCCGTAGAAGGGGCTAATATGGAACAGCTTAAACTGGTGCCTATCAATTTCAACCAAGACGCTAATTTTGTGAACCAGTGCCTAAAAGCGTGCATTGAACACCTTGAACGCCACACAACAGACAACACCGTCTTAAGCGTGCTTTTCTTGGAAGAGCAAGCCCAAAAAGGCAACCTCCAAATCTTCAAGGGCTTAGTCGATGATGTCCCAGTTGGCATGATGATTCTAAACCTATTCCCTAACAGTATCGCCGAAGTGCAAGCCGTGATGATTCCTGAAAAACGCAAAGGATTTTCGCTTTCCCCAAGAGCCTTGATTTTCCTTAAAATGATGGCGGATTACGTCTTTAGAGACCTTGGCTTGTACAAACTTAAAGCCCTTGTAAGACGCATGAAGAAGAACCCAGCGGAAGTGATCGCCCGACGTGTTGGCTTTAAAAAGGAAGGCATCCTAAAAGGCGAATGGAACGGCTATACCGAACGAGGGGATGTTTTGATACTGGCTTATCTCAAGTCAGACTACGAAAAAGACAACGCCCCAAGCGGTATGATTATAGAAGAAATCAAGGAGTCCTAAACCATGGGAAAAGGCGGATCACCACAACCCCCAGTTCAACAAGCCCCCCAAGACCCAGCAGGGGAAATTTTACGTCAAGACGGCAAGACGCAAGTCCAACGCATTTACGACCCAAGCAAAAAACAATTTACGACAGATGTCACAAGCGACCCCCAAGATTTACAAGTACAGGGTATCGCACGGCAAGGAATGCTCAACACCGCCAACACCGCAGGCACGTTTGACACATCGAAAGCAGGGCTAGAGGCTTATCAAAACGCCTTAGCAGACCCCCAACGCCGAGCGGTAAATAGTGCCTACGACCAAGCCGAAGGCAACGCCATGTTAAACGCCAGCGGTAACGGCATGAGTCAATCCGCAGGCTTTGCCAACTATTTCGCCAAGCAACTTGCAGGGCAACGAGCCAAGGATTTAGCAGACGTGGAAAGCTCCGCCTTCTTAAATCGTGGGCAAGCTTTAAGTGCAGATATGGCTCCAAACACCGATTTATCAAACTACTACACCGCTATGTCACAAGGACAACAAGCCCAGCTACAAGGCTTAAACAGCCAAAACATTGCAGGGGCAGGCGTAGGCATCAACCAGTTACGCACGATGCAAGACTTGGAAAATTCACGGTTTAGCAATGCAATGAATACCTATAACGCCCGACCAGCACGACCTAAAAGCTTTGGTCAAAAATTATTAACTTACTCCACAGGCGGAGCGTTTTAAAAAGGAGTCTTTAAAATGGCGATAGATCCCGCAACAATGATGATGATTGCACAACAAGTGCAAAAGATGAAGGACAAAGCAAACGAACCCGCTTCACCAGCAGGTTCAGGAGTCATGATGCCAACCCAAGTATTGGGCGGTGTGCCAAGCCCTAATGTTCAATCCCAACAGCCAATGTCACCTATGCGACAGGCAGGAATGGGAGCCTTACAGGGCTTCGCACAAGGCGGTTTAGGCGGTGCTTTAATCGGTGGCGGTGTGCCTTTAGTCCAAAACTACATGAACAATCGCAACGAGCAACGCTTACAACAGCAAGCCCCCCCTATGTATTACAAGCCCACCGCCGAAGATGACAGCCCTTTTCGTCGTGCGATGATGCAACAGCTCCAAGCACAAGGAAAATAAAATCATGGGTGCGAATCAAAACCAGCAAAACCAAGTTTATCAGATTGTGGCAGGAAACGGCTTGCAGACCGCCCCCTTTGGCTTGCCGATTGGAGAAAGTTACGACCCTACTAAAAAAGCCACGTTCGGACAGAAGCTCATGCAAGGATTGGGCTATGCAGGAGCGTTTGCTAAAGGATCTATGGAAAGCGGAACGCCTAGCTTATTAGGTGGACTAGGAGGACTTGGAAGCCAGTATAACCTTCAACAGTACAACCAAGCCCAGCTCAAACAACAGCAGGACGCCATGGAGCGTGCGAGACAGGCGGAACTCCAACAGCAAGCAGAAAACCTGATGCTTGCCAACGAAGCACGGATCGCACAAGGCTTGCCACCGATTGACCCCACACAAGGCACTGGAGGCATGAGAACAAGCCCCGAAGACGTGAGATCAAACCTTACCTATGTAGGAAGTGCGTTAGGTAATCAAGCTATGGTAAACGAAACCCTTGGCAATGGATTTAATCCACAAGCAGGGGCGTTGTTGTCAGAAAGTTATATTACCGACCGTAACAGACAAATAAACAAAAACCTTACAAATATGGCAACCCTTGGCAAAACATCAGAAGCCTTGACGGCAGGAGCCCAAGCAGGGGGCAACGTCAACACGGCAGGCGTCCCACAAAGTGCCATTACTCCAACAAGCAACGGCGACCCATTCAGACAAGCCCTTGGCTTTGTCCGCAAGGCAGAAGGAGGCTATGCCAACAACCCAGCCGACAAGGGAGGAGCCACAAACCTAGGCATCACCCAAGGGACTTACAATTCGTGGAGAAAGTCGAACAAGCTCCCCTCTAAAGACGTCAAGGACATCACAGAAGGCGAAGCGACCGCCATTTACAAGAAGAACTATTGGGACGCAAGCGGAGCAGGCAAGCTAGCCAAGACAAACCCAGCCCTTGCACAGGTGCATTTTGACACCGCCGTCAATATGGGTGTAGGCAGAGCGTCACAACTCCTTAAGATGAGTGGACAAGATCCGAACAAGTACCTTGCCATTCGCCAACAAAAATACAACGAGTTTGCTCAAAACCCCTCACAAAAGCAATTCTTAGAAGGGTGGACGAACCGAAACGAGAACTTAAAGAAATCCATTGCAGGCTTGCAACCCCAAGGCAAGGCTCCTAAATCCACCGTGGCACAGGGCAACCCCCAAGCCCAAGGGCAGATTATGGGAAGCTTGAATGCGTACAATACCAGCCCACAGCTTCGCCGTGATGCGATACAAAACCCTTATCAAGTGGCTATCGCAGACCCCGACGCTTTGATGCGTGGGTTTGGTGCAGGAGCCGACACGCAAAACGCCGTCAACAACACAAACTTGAACTACAGAGGGCAGAACATCCAGCAAGAGCAAAACAAGGTGTCTACCGCTTTAAATTATGCTCAACTTGCAGAATCCAAGCGACAGAATGATATTCAAGCACTGCAAGCCAAGACTAATGCGGAAGCCGTCGCCATGCAGAAAGCCCAAGAAGCCGAATCAAAAAGAGTGGGTCAGCTTGAGGCACAAAACACCAGGCTTACAGAAATCTTATCTAAGAAAGACACCCCTCCTAAGCAGAGAGAGGCTATCCAAGCACAGATCGACAAGAACACCGCAACCCTTGGCACGATTCAAACAGGCTTGCCATTTAATCAGAACGGACAGATTGACTTTTCAGGAGGCTGGGCTTCTCAACCGCAACCACAAGCCAAGGCTACCCCCAAACAGCAGGCTCCCAAGAGAGAGCAAGCCCCAGCACGAGTAAATCAAAAGTGGAATCCAAACACTAGAAAGTTTGAATAATGGTTTTATCATGGGAAGAATACACCAAAACCGACGGATTTCAAAACCTAAGCGTCGAACATAAGAAGCTTGCAAGCGACCAGTATTTTCAACAAGTCGTCATGCCTAAACTTGGCAAGCAATACGACATCAAAAACCCAAATGTGTTAGCAGGGGCTTATTCACAGTTTCAGCAAGAAGCCGTAAAGCCGACGCTCATAGATCCCCCAAACCAATTCCTTAAATCCCTTGGCAATAAATACGCCGAGCAGGCGACAGGCGGAATCATTGACACGCAAGAAGGCACGGACTGGCTAGGCTCAACAGCAGGGGCATTATTAGGCGGTGCAACAAACGTAGGGGCTGGAATGGCTATAGGCGGGGCAATCGGCTCCGTAGTGCCAGTTCTAGGAACCGCCGTAGGGGCTGGAATCGGTGGAACCCTAGGGGCAGTGGCAGGCGGATTCGGTCAAAGTTTGCGTGAACGCCAAAACGAGGGGAAAACTTTCGACCAGCTCGACGCAGGCGATTATGGACGTGCTATTTTAGAAGGCGGTATTAACGCCGTCCCAGTTGTGGGAATCGGAGCCAAGCCAATCACCAAACTAGCAACAGGGGCTTTATTTGATGCTGGCTTAAACGCAGGTGCCAACGCCCTAGGGCAACAGGTGCAAAAGGGCGAAATCGACGGCATGGAAGTGCTTCAACAAGGAGCCTTCGGTGCAGGCGGACACTTGGCAGGGGGCATTATTAACAAGTTCTTTCAAAAGCGAGCCTTAAAAGCCGAAGCACAAGCCCAAGCTCAAGAAGCCTTACAAGGTGTCGATGCGTCCCAAGTGGGTGTCTTGCCACAGGACGGCACGCCGAACGTCCGCACGGATTTAACCGACGTCTTCCCCTATCAAGAAGACGCTCCCTTTGATGTGCAAGGCTTCAACCAAGACCGCACGGCACAGATTCAAACCGATTTACAAGCCAAGATTCAAGAAGCCGTCACACTCAAAGCACAAGGGAGCCACAACGAGGCAAAACTTATTCGTGCCAGCCTTTCCAAGCAAATGAACACCCTAGCTAAAAATGACGACCCCCTAGCCCGAGACTTTGCCAAAGCCCTAGACCAAATCGATACCCAAGCCAAAGCCTTAAAGCAGGGCAAGCCCCCGCAAGACATCATCCCTCAAGACTCTTTCGACCCCAACACGGCAGAAATAGGCGAAACACGCATCGACCCCAACACAGGCGAAACCGTCTATTATGGCGGTGAAATCACTAACAACCCCAACGCTCCAGACCTCCCCGACCCCTTCTTTACAGAAGAGCTTCAACGCCGTGAAAAAGTGAATACCCTTGAACCCATAGGAACACCAGTCAAGCCCAAGATTCTTAAAGGCGACTTTGAAAAGGTGACGCTTAAAGACATTGAAGACGTGCTAGGCGATCAACTGGCACCGTCATCTAATGTGGGGCAGTCCTACGCCGTGGATACCCTTAAATCATTAGGCTACAAGGTTGATAAACTCAAAGCGTCTGCTAAAGGCGTGGATTCACGAGCAGGTGAAAACTATCGTGTGAAAGTGGCAGGAAAAAACATCATCTTTAAGGGGCAAGACCCATTCGCCACCGTTACCAATCGACTAAGCAAAGAACACGGCATCAACATTTCAAGCAGTATCGCCAAGCGTATTTCTAAAGACAAAAACTTCGACGCCTTGAACGAGCTTGTCTTGATGAACGACGATGAACTAGACCAGCAGTATTCAGAAGGACAAGGCACCGCAAGCCAAGCCTTCCAAGCCTTCCAAGAAAAACTTTCAGGCAACCAAGGGGCGGAACGTGATTTTCAAAGCAACAAGTCCTTTGCTATTCAGGAAGCCAAGACGCAGGAACTTCTCAACGACCTAGACAAAGCTCACACCCCCCAACACCTAGCGGAAATCGAACAGCGTTATCAAGACGTGCTAAATACCAGCATTTACCCCGAATACACGCAGGAAATCATCACCCCTAAACTTGAAGAAACCCAAGTGCTTATAGAAGGGTTTACGCCTTTAAATAAGGGCAAGCAAGAGCAGTTGAGAGCAAGGCTTGAACGTGACTTAAACCAAGCCCAAACACCCGAAGACATTGCCCGAGTGGCGGACGAGCTTTACAGCGACAACACCGCCAAAGCCCTAGTTGATGAAGCCAGCTTTTACGAACCACTAGGGGCAAAACTACAGGAAGCCGAGGCACGAGTCAACGATCCGAACAGGGCAACCAGTGCAGAAAATGCACAAGTTCGTTCCAAAACGGAACCAACTGAACCCCTCCCCCTTAAAAAAGGAGGCACCGCCACATCACAAAGCGGAGCAGGCTCCCCACAAGCACGGCTCGACGGCAAGGCACAAGAGCTTGGCTATCAACACATCAAACACTTGATGCAGGGCTACAAAGCGATTGGCGGAGATCTCACACCAGCCAAGCTTAAAGCCGTGCTTGAAGCCAAGCCCGAACTTCAAGCCGTAGCGGATTCATTCAAGCCGTTGATAGGCAAGACTCACCCCGACGGAACGCCCAAGTATCCCGAAGAGATTGAGTTTCAAGAAGCCATGCGAGAAATCGCACGGACGCCTGAACGATACCTTGACTATGAAAGCGGTACAGGCAGACAGCAAAGCGTGAAGGAGCTTGCCAACAAAGCCCCTCAAGACTGGAACACTATCGAGCAAGTAAAGAAAGACCCAGCCTATGACTTGGCAAGCAACGCCACAAAAAAGCGTGTCGAGCTTATAGACCGCCTGATGAAGCAACACAAAACCATGGACGTAGAAATCGCGACTGAAGGGGGCATGAGTGGCAAGGGTGGAGCCACCAACGCCATAGACGCCAAGAAACGGCAAAACATCACCCCGTTGTCATTCGCCATTCACAACGACCAAATCGCCGTGAATGCGTACAACGCCGACGGACACTTTGCTAAGTATTACATCGACCTTGACCCACGCCTTGTGAAGGAAGGGAAAGAGGCAAGCCGATTCTTAAACGACCCTGTAGAGTCCACCGCCCCCGAGTTCGTGGGAACCTACCCCAACGTGTACCGTGACGCAATCCCCTTCTTATTGGAAGACGTGCTAAACCGCAAGCCACGAGAAGAAGGCATCCTCACAAGCCAAGCCCGAGACGTGCTAGACACAGCAAGAGCGTTCAAGTCCAAGCTAAACAAGGAACAACAGCTCCAAATCAAGTACGGTGCGAACATTAAGGACATCAAGAAGATTCAACATGAGTTGATGAAGCTTAACGCCCCCGAAAACGTCAAGAAATTGACGGATGCTATACTAAACAAGGCAGGCAACAAGAAAAAGCTCACAGCAAACGACATCATCGCCATTAAAAAGACGCTTGAGAAAGAGCCAACACTAAAGGCACTTAAAGGGATGTGCGACCTCTTCAAGCTTTCCACCGCAAATTTAGAATAAGGATACCCCCATGACTGAATGTAGCCCCGAGTCCATTACAGGAGCCTTGACCGCCACGCTTGAAGCCGTGGGTGTTGATACCATGGAAGCCAAGCTAAGCATGAGCAAGGCACAAAAGCAGGGCTACACCGCCAAAATTGATGATCTGTTTGATGATGCCTTCCACGACGGAAGCCGACTAAGAGAAGGCGACGACAAGATTATTGACTGGATCGCAGGAAGCCGTGACAACTTCGACAAGCCAGCCACCAGTGCAGGGCGAGTGATTAACGGCACCAAGTCCTTATTTTACCAGTTTAGAAACGTAAGCCAGTCACTAGGGGAAGACGTGGTGCAACCCTTTCAAAAGATTATGGAGAAGATAAACGGCGAGTACAAAGACAATCCCGACGGACGCAAGATTTACACCGCCTTGATAAAAGACAAAATCAAAGAGCTTGAAAACACACGCCCCGAATTGACAGATTCGCCAGCATGGAGCAGATACAGCAAATGGCTAAAGGACGGCGGAAGCCTGTATCACACAGACCACCAAAACGTCTTGGCTAAAGGCGTGAATAACGTGGTGTCGAACATCATTACAGGTAACTTCAACGTGTTCGGCGGAAACTTAATCGAGATGATGAAGGTTCCCGTTTTGTACGGAGGCGACGCACTAAAGACGATAAGCCACGCCACCAACTTCACCAAGCGAGACGACCTTGTGAAAGCAGGCGTGTTTCAAGAAACCGACATCCCCTTCAAAGAAAACCCAGCAGACCCCAAGGTATGGAACGCCCTAAGAAAAGCAAACTATAAAGGCTTACAAACTATACAAGACTTGACGTTTCTATTTGATGCCCCGATGAAGACGTGGGCGTATGAAGCAGGCAAAGCCAAAGGCGGACATGAGGAAGGGATGCGAGCCGTGCAACGCATCACCTTTGCCAACCGCCTTGCAGATCCTACTTTTATGCAGATTGACCCAGTGGGACGACTTGGCACACAATTAACGAACTACGGCATGGGAACGGTGCGTTTATACGGTAACTTGTGGCATGAAGTTGCCAGCTTTAAGCAAGACCCCGAACGGGCCAAGCAAGCCGTCGCAGGCTTAATCCTATACCACACATGGCTAGGCTTGAGTGCAGGCACTTTAAACGCCTTACAAGGGAAGGACTTCAACGAGGCGTTTCAAATAGGAGCCTCACAAGTCCCCCTTTTGTACGGTATCGCCGAAGCCATAAGCCCCGAGCTACAGGAAAAGTCCGAACGCAACAAAGGGGCAGGAACTCAACTCACACAGGCGTCAGGTGTAGGACGTTTGTTTGTAGGGCTTGATATTGCCAAGAAAACCGTAGACACAACAGGGAGATCACTCAAGAAAGCACACGAAGCCGTGATGAATGACGACCCAGAGACCGCCGTGCGTGAAGCGACACGAGCTTTAATCAAGTCATCAACGTTTATACCCAGCGTGACAGGTACTAAAGTAGGGCAAGGCGTAAGCGATTGGCTCCTTGATTGGAACGAGGGCGACTTTGAAGCCGACGAAGCAGGCAAGCAACTCTTAGGACGCACGACGCCGTTTTACAAGGATGAAGTCCAGCCCTAGATGCTGAAATACAGCTCCTTTTGTTCAAAGGCTTTCTTTTTGATGACATCAATCTTCAAGGGTTCGTAATAGTCCACCATACAGCTTAAGGCGTCAAAGGCGTGATCCGAAAACCACTTTTGACTAGGGTCTCTTGCTATTTGAGCAGGCGAGGGCAAGTCGTAGTCGTTGCACCCTTCTTTAAAGCGTAGATTCTGAATACATTGAATCGTTCGCTTACAGCGTGGGTCGAGATACACAAACATTTCACCGTTCGCATTGCAGACCTTGGCTTTGAAGGACTCAATACGGCGACTAATGGCAGGGTTCCCCTTGTTTGTGGCGACTCTCACATTGTCGTGTCCGTATTCACGACGCAATAGGTTGAGCATCTTGGTATAGAGCGAATTGCGTTCATCCTTTGCCTTGTCTTCCACCGTAACGCCGACGTGATTAAAGCCAGCCGACGCATCCCCATTGATGATGATGCCATGCTTGATTTTATCCTTGGGGAACTTCTCAATCAAGGCACGGCACATTTCGTCCACGTCTGTTTTTTCAAGGCACAGCTCATCAAAGGCGTGAAATTCGCCATTCACACGTTGCACAAAGACCCAACAGCAGGGGTCAAAGTTAAAATCGCAGGTGACATGAAGGGGCAACTCCTCCCGATGCTTCAATTCCCTGATGTTGTTTTCGGTAAAGTTATTCACAACCAGCCCCCTTGTTAGGTTACAGTCCTCGCCAAGCACGAAGACCCTGAACATGTCTTCATCCATGGATTGACGCAGTGTTTCAATGAACGAGTACCCAATGTGTGGGTTTTCAATGGTAGACGCACGACGCTTTCTAAAGCAAACTTGCACCTTTTCGCCGTTGCGTGGATCGGTAACGGATGTAATCTTAAACGGCGTGTCAAACAGTTCAGCCATCCACCCACGCCGAGCTTCAGGGTTTGATGTAATAAAGATACGATGCACAGGGAGATTCCCTTGCCTTACACGTCCTATGACTTCAAGCAGGTGTCCCCTTGTCTTGAGTAGAGAACCTTCATCAACGTGTGCGAACGAGGCGTTGATTGAGCGAATCGATTGCGGATTATCCAATGAACGAAACAACAGTATCGCCCCATTCCAGCACTTGAACGTCATCCTCATGTTGGAACGATTAAACGTGTAGTCGATGCCTTCCACAAGCCCGAAGTCATTTAAAAGCTTTTGATATGTGGGTATTGTGGCATCTCTTAGCATGGAATAGGAAGGGGCACAGACAAGCCCAGTGACGGCATCCACCTTGTCGCACAATTCTTGGCAAAGCAGAAGACAGCCAAAAGCACCGGGCAAAGTTTTGCCACTACCATAGCCACCTTGCAAAAAGGCAACATCATGCCCTCCAGTGAAGCCGACAGGCAGTTCAAGCATCCACTTTTGAGCAGGCAACAGGGTAAACTCAAAGACATCCTCATTCATCAAGCGTCGCCTCCCCTTCAAATTCGAGAGGAACCGACGCCACGTTTGATATGTTCAAATTATTGCAAATGACTTTCCTTGAGAGTGTTTCTTCAACGCCTATTTCAAGTTTATCTTTCCAACCGCACAGGTTTTTCATCTTGAAGATCCACACAATGGTGTTAAAGTTCTCAATCGCCCCATTCATGGCGTCGTTTGCAAGGTCTTCTAGGTAGTATTGAACGCAGGCGTCGCCTATCGCCTTGGCTTCTTTAAACTCCTCGTGCATCTTCATCCAGTTGTAAATTGTTTGCTTGCTTACACGGATTTTACCAGCAAATGCCTCTACAGAAAGCCCTTGTGCCATGTGGTTGATGAGCATCTCGCAGTATTTGACATCATAACTGGTTGCCCTTGATTGTTTAGAGCCGAGAGGATGATGCACAATCTCTGTTTCATACTTTTGAGGCTCCATTTAATACCTTCACTTTTCAATCGGCATTTAAACAGTAAGCAGGCATCCATTCCCCCGCCCACTTTTGCGGATTCAGTTCAAGGGCTTTTAGGTAAAAGACTTGTGCCTTCTTGTAATCACCAGTAAGATTACTCACCAGCTTAAGAATAGTATAGGCTTCGGGGCGTTCGGGATTGAGTTTACAGGCTTTTAACGCCCAGTATTTCGCACAGTACGTGGCTTCAAGGGTATTTTCAGAAAGGAAGGCAAGGCAGGCGTGGAGATATTGAGCATAGGCGACGTGTGCTTTTGATTCGTGAAATTGAGCCTTTGCTAAGTGCATCAAGGGCGAACGCTTAGGCGGTTCTAAGGACTGAATAGCCAGCGAGCAGGGGCGAGGATTCGGCGGATTCAAGAGCCGTTTACCCCAGTTGTTTTGAATTAAGCCATGCTCCCCCCAGTGGTGACAGCGTGCTTGAAATAAACGCAGTTCCGGCTTTGATGATACCCCTTGCTTGACTTGACAGACCCCCGACGTGGCTTCTATGGCATTTAAGTCTTGCACCGCTTGCTTGAGTGCGACGCTATCAAAGAGAGGCGTTTCACCTTGCTTAAGATGCAAGACCCAACGACAGGAAAGTTGAGAGATGCCAAGACTCAACAGAGCGTTTTCACTTAATGCCTTGCGACGCTCAAAGAGCAAATCCGCCCCAATATCACAGAGGGCGGACGATTCTTGCTTACTTAACGGCTTGTTATGAATCACCACAAGCTGATGAACGGCGTTTAAAACATCAAGCGATTCTAGCCACTCAATAAGCCCTTTTCGCCACACTAAGACCAGCCCAATTCGTTTAAGGTTTCGTGCGTCCATGCACGCCTTAGGGTTAAGGTTCAGTGCCATATTCTATTTTTACCTCTCTCTTAAATCAATCCCACAATTAGTGTAGTACGCCTTTTTTATAGGGTCAAGTGAGTTTTGTAACAAATTGTAAACTACTACATTTATTTGTATACCATATTGCTGACATAAACAAAATGCTCACAACACAAAAGCCCCCCAAGGTTTTGTCCTGAAGGGCTTTGCAAAGAAAGGATGAAAACATCCTAGCAGTTTTGAGGGGGTGTGTCAATCATAAAACCCAGAAGAAGCAGAATTTCGTCTTAATGACTTAGTAATTTCTTCTTGCCTTACCCTTTGTTGCTCCTGTTCAATCCGATCAAGTTGTTGTTTTTGTTGTTGTTGTTGTTGTTTTCGTTGTGACTCCTCAAACCAATCATCATTCGATGATGCAAGTGGAGACACTACGACTGGAGCTGATACAACTGGAGCAGGCTCACAAGTGGAGGTTGGCGTGGTGGGTAGCGACTCTACAAGTGCTTCAATGCTAATCAACTTCACTATAATGTCAGCAGTATCTGTAGACGTGGTTTCTCTAATATCCGCCAAGTACCACAAAAAACAGGCATTAAAAAGCAACTGAATAGTGATGCAGACAATCACAGTATTTTTATTCATTGCTTAACCCTTTTTTAGATTTGTGTCTTTTTTGTTCAGCACTATACTGCCAACAAACAAGCCAAGCCCCAAACAATAAAAAACCCAGTATCGTTGTCCCATGTTCATCTCCAAACTGTTGATCAAGAACAGTAACCACCCCCAAGAATGGCAATCCAATCCAAATAGGGGTTGTTATGACTGCAATACTTTCCCAAAAACGATCCTGTGAATAGCTTCGCTTTATATAATAAAAAAAAGCAAAAGCAACGCACCCCAAAATCAAAAAGCAAACAACCGTTCCAAACATTGGCCAGTCCATATTTCAATCCTTTTTCCTCTACTCGGCACGTCCAAGCCGTCCCATTATAACCGAATCCCATCACTTTCGCAAATGCCAGTGCCAAAAGTGCCAAAACTCAAACTCCTCCAAATGATGTATTCAACAAATAAATGCTTGTTTTAAATAAACAAGCTTGTTAATATAGCTATATCGGTTGAAACAAGTCAACCCAAATCTTTAAAAACGATTCCAAACAAGTTTTTTATAGCCTTTGCTCCTTAGGGAGTAAGGAATTGTTTTTAAGATTTAAATCACCTGTCTACAAACGTTTACAGGTGACTTTTTTTAAGCCGATATTGTTCTTAGCCAATTGAGATAAAAGCGAGGCTGGATGTGGCAACATCCAGCCCCACCAAGAGGAGATTGATGTCCCTCTTGGCTCAATGTACTAAAGAGACTAGCACATTGACAATTTCATAAAAAACTTTTGGTTGATTTTGGCAAAAAGTGTATCTAAAGCCTTGGCATTCGGCGTTTGAATGGGGGGCTTAAGAAAGAGATATTGCATTTAAAAGGGCTTGAAAACAGGCTAAATCAAAAGCAACTAGGCAAGGCTCTCACAAATCGCACTGCATCATGTGCATCGGCTTCAACGTAAAGCTGGGTCGTCTTTAGTGACGTATGCCCAAGCAGTACAGAAACCATCGTCAACGGTACATTGTGTTGTACCCATTGCGTCGCACAAGTTCGTCTTAAGTCATGAAAGTTAAGAGGAAACGGCACTAGCTTTCTTAACCGTCTTAGGGCAATTCTAGCCCCTTGATAGGTGAGATTGTTAAACAGTGTTTGACCTGTGGCGTGGAACTTCAGAGTCCACTCCAAAACAATCGCTTTCATTGATTCCGACAACACCGTGATGCGTGGCTTGTTACCCTTCCCTAATACCGATATTGTGCCTTGTTCAAAGTTTAAATGTTCAAGGCGAATCGCCAGTGCTTCGCTTATACGCAGACCACTGGTGAGCAGAAGACTTAGAAGCAGGCGCATCCTCTCTTTGTAAAAGGGGAGGGTGCAATGCTCATCTAAAGCTTTAAGCAGTTGTGAAACATCGTCTTGCTTGAGCTTATTTCGCTTAGCAGGGGTGAACCGTTTCGGACGCAAGCTTTCAATGCCACCTAGTGAAACGTTAAACCCTTGCGCATTAAGCCACTTGGCAAAGCAGATGAAGGCTTTGCGCATGTTGTCTTTCAAGGAATAATGACAGCCGTCGGCTCCGATATTGTCGAGAGCTTGCTTCAGCGTGTCTACGGTGAACGACTTCAACGACGGCACGACCTCGCTATGCTTCCAAAAAGAACGGATGAACCCTTTGTAGCCCCGAATGGTTTTGGCACTGTACGGCTTAGGGTATCCCTTGCCAGTGCTTAAATCATCAAGCCATTGGTGCATCAAAGCATCAACTTCGTGTTCAGCTGGAAGATCAAGCATCCAAACATCTTTATCTTTGTAGCCTTTCACCTTGTGGGCCTTGTGCTTTCCTTGATAAATTTGTTTCTTCAAGGCAGGCATCGAGACCCCAAGAACAGCGGAAGCTTCTTTTAACGTAAGCATGGTTTGCTCCTTTGTTTGAATAAACGAACAAAGGATCAAGCGATTGTTAATCGTTACAAGAATCGTTACTTTTTGGTAAAGTTTCGGTTGTAAAGTTGTCAAAGAACCTGTAGATCTAGTAAGGGATATGGGCGCTCACGGGCTCGAACCGTGGACCACCTGCGTGTAAAGCAGAGACACAATCTTTACATTAAAGGCTTGAGCGGTGCGAAAGTATCGCTTGACATCACAAAACAAACACAGGGGCTACGAAGCCCCTTTTCTCTTCGCCTTAGTGCTTGCGAGCCTTAAGGCGAGTAGAAGACTACTCGACAGGCATTTACATTGACCGCAGGGGTATTGAGAACCCCTGCTTTTCTTTGAAAGGAAACTTACATCATGCCCTAACAATCAAGGCATCAAAGGAACCGCCCTTATGCCGACCAACTACCCTATGAAGCAAATTTTAGCAGTGGTGCTTGCTATGACAAAAAGCATCACGTCCTAAGCATGACGGAAGAGATAAACTGCTTATTTTTACCCATTTAGAAGGAACCCCCTATGTCATCAATGAATCCAATTATCTTCAACCCATGGGAGCCAAACAAACTCCCCCCCCCTAGTGTTCAGCGTAAAATCGACGCCAAGCATGGTGAAGATGCCATCGTAAGTGTGAATGTGTCGATCCGTGATGAGAAAGCCAGCGACACGAAAGAAGTACTCCGTGAAACCTTGGCTTATTTAGACCGTGAGTTTGGAGGTAGCCACTATGCTTAACTGGTTCAAAAAAGACCCTTACGACCAAGGCTTTGAAGATGCGAAAGCTGTGTATACCTTCCTTTGTGAGCAAAGACCGCCCTATGAAGCTTTTAAAACGGTAAGCGCACAGGTGAGGCTTTTTATTGATGAAAAGCTGAAACCTGAAAGAGAGATTGAAGGTTGGACTGGATTTTTGGTTAAAATCGCCCAGTCTTGGGTGCAGATTCCAGTCAATACCCCAGTCATCGACGCCGTGCCGATGCTTCAATTTGCTGGTGGTGTCACTCAACCTGAAAAACCCAGTGCGGACGGTTGGGAAATGGCGATGAATCTTTATGATGAGTTGACCAATTTAGACGACTTTTTGCCTCGTGATGCGATTAACTACATTCACAGCAACCGTCAAACGCTTTACGCCAAGCTTTCATGTGGTGAGAAATTGCGATTTAAGCAAGCTTTAAACAACATTGAAAGCAAATTCCCGTTTTTAGAAAAGATGTCATTGATTGAAGGCAAAGTGCCTGATAAGTACCCAGTGATTGAAGGCGTTTAACGCCTAGTTTACCGAATTAAGAAGGAATGAATTATGAAAAACCAAGAAAAAAGCTCAAAGGACGCCCCTTTTAGATTCCATTTGAGCATTCAGCAGATGTTGTTTTTCGTGCCAACGGTTGCAATTGTGGGGGGTTTGCTTTTTACCTTACTTACCCATGTATTTAAGGAGCCAGTCGCACACGCTGAAATACAGGTGCAACATATCGCATCTTTTACACATCCGCCGATTGATCGCTTAGAGTTTGAAAAAGCAATGAGTAACACCTGTATCAGCCTTAACGCCTTTAATGCCCTAGCGGTAGAATACACTAAGCTAGGCTACGGCACAGCCCCTTCCTACCTTCAAATGTGTGGCAAGGAAGCCCCAGTTCCTGAACAAGCGAATAAGGGGGCAAAGCAAGAGCAGGGAAAGCCCCACGCTCAAGGATGAGCAAAGAACCGACTAGGCTTAAGAAGCTGAAAGTCAAACGCTTGACCTTTGAGGTGGCAATGCATAGCGTCTTCAATAGTGAAGGCGGGTACTCAAACCACCCAAAGGATAGCGGAGGCGTTACCTACAAAGGCATATCAAGTGCTTTTTATAAAGAGCTTGTGAAAGACCACCCTAAGCGATACAGAAATGTATCTGTTACGAAGTTGACGCAAGCGGAAAGGCTTGCTATTTATCGCAAGTGGTTTTGGGAAGCAAGCGGTGCGGATCGTATTCCAAACCCAGCTCTTGCCCTTCAAGTGTTTGACCATGCGGTTAATGCAAGCGTGTTTCGTGCCAATAAATTACTAAAGAACGGCAACACCACGCCTAAAATGTACCGCAACGCACGGCACACGGCGTATGAGAACGATCCAAACTGTGCCACGTTTTGTGACGGCTGGCATCCAAGGGTCGAGCGTGTTTATAAAAAAGGATTAGAACTAAGCTGAAAGGAGCTTAACGGATGATTGAATGGATACCAAACGCCTTGCTTATAGTGCAAAGCCACCTCCCTAAAATACCGACTAACATAGCCATTTATGGCGCTTGTGGCATTGTGCTACTTTTATTCGCAGTCGCCTTATACATTGCGTTTATCATGCCTTTACAGACATTACTTGAGCGCGAAAAGGAAGACGAAAGAATACGCTTGGAGATTTACGATAGGTCACTAAAAACCTACGACTAAGAAAGGAATAGCCTATGTTTGGATATGATTTACACTGGATAGAATGGGCGTGTGGCTCAATTTCAACGGCTTTATTCGCCGTGTGGATATGGAAACGGCAAGAAGACAAGAAGCCCAAGAAGATCGTCAACACCGACCCACCTTTAAAAGTGCCTGATGTCATCGTGACAATTCAGCAATACTTGGACGGCACAACCAAGATACAGGCAACCAACGCCTATAGCGTTGCCATTGTTGAGACTGGCAAGAACCACGTCATCGACACAGTGTTAAAAGAGGCTGGCTACCAACACATCCAACAGTACAAAATCGAGCCACCACAAGCCACGCTTGAGGCTAGCACGACACTTGAACCTGTAGCGGTGGAGGTGGAGCAATCCGAAGAGAAGAAGCTCCCCTACGAACCGAACGAGTACGTCGCCAAAATGCAGGGGAAAGCCCTCGACAAGCTCAACGAGCCGTTCGAGCCACACCCTGAAATTGTTTAATGGGAAAATGAAACATGGGGAGGATAAACCCCCTCCCCTTTATTTTGAAAGGTGGTGCTAAATGGAACCTGATAGCGAATACCTTAAAAACATTCGTCTTGACTTGGGACTTTCTCAAAAAAAACTAGCAGAATATCTAGGTTACAGCCGAATCTATATTGCCCTTATTGAAACAGGCAAACGCCCACTCAGCAAAAACATTGAAGCCCAGCTAGATTTATTTTTTGATAATTTTGATAGAAAGGTCACAACATGACTAACTGCGAATACTGCGGACACCCAGCCGTCCTTGAAGGCGACGGTATCCATGAAGAGCAAGGCTACGTTTGCACGAACTTCTGTAACCAAGAAACGCACGAATGCCCTTATGACGGCGACAGGTTAAAAGCGACTGGTGTAGGCGAGCTGACGTGCAACAAGTGCCACCGTGTTTTCGATGAAAACCTTAAAGTCAAAGAGGGTAACGCGCGACTAAGTGGGCGTGAACTTCACAGGGTTTTTCAGGCTTGTATCGATGAGCAGGATTGCGATCCCTTCTTTGAGTGGGACGGCTTCACTATGCTTGCCTCTATTGCTGAAATCATCAAAGACCATGGTCACAGGGACGACTTCAAGCGTAAAAACGTCCGCATCCAATGGCGACACGAACCCGAGCCACACATGGAACTGCTAGGCAAAACGGCAGAGTGGCAGGACGTTTATAGCACGGCGGAGGTGGAAGGATGAATAGCCCTATTATCAAAGATTTACCTATTGAAGAGTACCATTCCCCCGATTGCAAGTATACGAGTTCGACGTTTCTACGGACGCTTCAAACCAAAAGCCCGGCTCATGCACTGGCTGAAAAGAAGGCAGAAAAAAAAACTAAAAAGTGCTTTGAAATAGGGACTTTAATTCACACACTTATTTTAGAACCTGAAACGTTTGAATCGCGATATGGCGTATTTGACGGCGATTTTCGGACAAAAGAAGCCAAAGAGATGAAAGCCGATTTTGATAGTCGAAATATAACCGTCATTAAAACAGGTGATTATGAAAACGCCCTAGCGTGTGCGGAAGCCATGAAAAACTTTCATTTTTACGACATGATTTTTGGCCATGGGTACCCAGAAGTTTCTTTCTTTGCTGAAATTGACGGGGTGAAACTAAA